CTTAACTACCTTATTAGCGGGGACTTTAATAAGGGTATTCCAATGGGTAAGGTTACTGTATTTGCTGGAGAATCTGGTGCTGGTAAATCCTTTATCTGCTCAGGAAATTTGGTCAAGAACGCTCAAGAACAAGGTATCTACGTTATCCTTATCGATAGCGAAAACGCACTTGACGAAGCATGGTTACATGCTCTTGGAGTTGACACTAGTGAGGACAAACTACTCAAACTAAATATGGCCATGATTGACGATGTGGCCAAAGTTATTCACGACTTTGTAAAAGAATATAAAACATTGCCTGAAGAACAAAGACCAAAAGTGTTGTTTGTTGTCGACAGTTTAGGTATGTTACTTACACCCACAGACGTTAATCAATTTGAAGCAGGTGACCTTAAAGGCGACATGGGCCGTAAGCCTAAAGCACTAACAGCACTTGTTCGTAATTGTGTAAACATGTTTGGTAGTTTAAATATCGGCCTAGTAGCAACTAATCACACATACGCAAGTCAAGACATGTTTGATCCCGATGACAAGATCTCCGGTGGTCAAGGTTTTATCTACGCTAGTTCTATTGTTGTTGCCATGCGTAAACTTAAACTCAAAGAAGATGAAGATGGTAATAAAATTAGTGATGTCAAGGGTATTCGTGCTGCTTGTAAAATCATGAAAACACGCTACGCTAAACCATTTGAAAGTGTACAGGTTAAGATTCCGTATGAAACTGGAATGAATCCATATTCTGGACTTGTTGATTTATTTGAAGCAAAAGGATTGTTAACTAAAGAAGGCAACAGTCTTAAATACACGCTAGCAGACGGTACAGTGATTAAGCAATTCCGTAAGGCATGGGAACGTAACGAAGACGAAAGTCTTGACCGTGTAATGGAGGACTTTGCTTCTAATCCTCATAAACAATCTGCCACTCAACTTGAAGAGGAAACAGTAGAATGAGCATTGATGTAGAAGTCTTAATTGAAACATACACAATTTTAAAAGAATATATTCCGCCAAAAGAAAGACAAGCGGCAGCTGACAATTTAGTGAGCACACTCGTTGATGCACTTAGCGATCGAGAACTAAGAGAATTTGGCGAAACAGACAGCTATACTAAACGGGCAGTGGACGAATATGTTAACGACGACGATGAAGAAATTGACTACGAAGATTAATGTGGTATAACAAAGTAGTTGCTGATTTAGGTAATATACCAGACTTCATAGTCTACTATGAAGGTGAATTAGCACAGGCAAAAACAGAAACATATATTAGAGGAAACGTTGAAAAGTCGGCAGCAAATCTTCCTGGCATTACAGAACACAGATTCAATCAGTTACAAGAAATTGAGGCAGTGCTTAACTATCTCAACATCCAGTTACGAAAGATCCGCCGCAAACACTTTCAAAAATATCTTGAACATTATGCTAGATCCCTTACTAGCCGAGATGCTGAGAAATATGTGGATGGTGAAGATGAGGTCATTGACTTTGAAACAATCATTAACGAAGTTGCTTTGCTTAGGAACAAGTGGCTCGGAGTAATGAAAGGCCTGGAAAGTAAAAACTTCATGCTAGGGCATGTGGTACGACTTAGAACGGCTGGTATGGAAGATATTTCAGTGTAATGGATTATAAAGAATACGCAAACAATATATTGCGAGAGTGGGCACTTTGTTCAACAGCTCGTCCAAAAAATAATGCTGTAGATATACAAATAGAAAAAGATACTTGTGGTCGTTGGGCGGTAAATTTGATTCATAATCTTAATTGGGGTACAGAATTAGAATTGGCAGAAGCCTGCTATCAACTTGAATCAAGATTAAAGCCGTTAAAAGAAAAAATAGTAATTGAGGTAATCCAAAATGGTACAATTTAGAAATGCTTATAACAGCCACGAACATAGTTTAAAAACGTTGGATGTTTTATATGGTTACGATAGTTTTCTTGACAGTTTGGAAATTATTGCAGACTTTGGTTGTGGGCATGGGTTAGATGCTGAATGGTGGGCTACATTAGAAACAAGAGATGATCCTCCTGAACCAAGAAATTATAAAGTCTACGCTGTGGATACTAACATCCAACAAATTGATCCAAAAATTAAGCAATTGCCAAACGTTCATATCTTTAATAGAGATTTTGACGGGGCATCTATATTGCCTAGTAAAGTGGATTTTATATGGTGTCATGATGCTTTTCAATACACTACTAATCCCTTAGAAACTTTAAAAAATTTTAACAATCAATTAAATGTAAACGGAATGTTGCTTTTAATATTTCCACAATCACAACACTATGCATATAATAGATTTCAAGCAAACGGTTATAATCATGTGTTTTTTAATCATAATATAGTGAGTTTGATGTATATGTTGGCCGTAAATGGCTTTGACTGCCGCGACGCTTATTTTTTAAAAGAAGAAAATAGTCCATGGCTACATGCTGCTGTGTATAAAACAGATATAGAACCCATGAATCCAAAAACAACCACGTGGTATCAATTGGCTGAATTGAATCTTTTAAATGATAGTGTGGTTGAGTGTTTGAATAGATACGGTTATGTAAGGCAAGAAGAAATAGTTACCGCGTGGCTAGATAAAGACTTCCACTTTCCAAAAGAATGATTATATACCGGCGATTAAGCAACGTAGATACAAATCTGCTTGACGTTGCCTGTATTCGATAATAGCTAACATAAATTTACGCATTTGGCCAACTACTTCTATAATTGAATTGTTGAATTAAATGCTCAACGTCTGCTGTAGTTTTTGGGTTTCTACTAGCAATAAATTCTTCAACTTCGGTTTGGTACTGTTTTGGGAACATTTCTCGTAGACGCTCCACAAGACTTTGAAAACTCATTTTATCTCCTTTTGGGTGTGCAAGTATTTATTGCAGTGCAACATTCGTTAACAAATACTTTTTAACCATAAATATTGCATTATGCGTAATTTAATCAATATCCTAACAGAAGCTGACGCACCTATTAAGAAAGAAATAGTTGCCCAAGTAAAACAAACAGATGATATAAATGTCCTGAATAGAGTTTTGAGTGTTTTACGGGCAGGAAATTTAGACGAAAAAATCAGTGCAGTTTTGTCGCAAGATGCTGATGCCGCTAAATTTATAGAAACTGTTGCAGATGTTATATTAAAAATAAATGCCCCAATCGAAAAAAAAGATGCATTCTTAAATCGTTTTCCTAAAGGTATTATTAATACTTCTTTGCTTTTAGATGGCAATTTGCATTCTTACTTAGATATAGTCGACGGTGACGATTTTGCTCGTACTGTATTAGCAACACTAGCAGCTCATAGAACATTGATACCTCAGGGTGTAGGTCCTGGAGAATTGGCTTTAGCAATACTAAGTCCACAAATTAAATGGAGTGGTCGAGTAAAAGGCGGTGGTGATATCATTGTTGGAAAAACGGCAATTGAAGTTAAAACAACATTAGAAAGTGGCGGTCGTTGGGTCAATGCTCGTAAAGCTGATCAGGACATGGCTTCAATCAAAAATGCTATTGTGGATGCTTTCGAGCAAATTAAATCTGATCCTCCGGTTATCCCGCCAAGATTAAATCCAAATATATGGGTAGATGAAATAAGACCGCGATTGGTATTGGCCCGTAAACCAAATGTTTTAAATCGATGTGTTAGTATTATGGCAAAAGGATTATTTGCCCATGCTAATACCAACGATTATGAAGCAGCCTTATTAAACGGAACTGCGGCCGATATATCAGCAGCTATATTAAAAACAGGATTTGAAAATTACAAAAATTATTCAAATTTTGATGGTATTCTGATGATGAATAACAATTCAGAATCTGTGCAATATTTTACTTCGTATGAAAGTATGCAAGGGTTAATTAAATCTGATGTTGCATATATGATGGCTCCAGACTCAGAAGGTATGCCTAAGGTAGATTTAATTGCTATTGCATCAACCGGAGTTGATGTGAAAGCATTAAGAAAAGCTGAACGTGCTGCGGCCAAAGCCTCTGCTCAACCTGCATTTGATCCTGAAAAAACTAGATTACAAGTTACAAGAAAAGGCCGTCAAGCAGAACCCAGAGATAAAGATTCAACCCCTCGACAACGACGCGATAAGTAATCACATGCAAAGACCTACTCTAGAAATCACAACCATGATTGGTTGCCCACTGATGTGTAATTTTTGTCCTCAAGACAACCTAAGAGATGCTTATGGTAAAGATGATCCAAAATACATGTCATTAGAAACTTTTCAAATTGCCTTAAGTAAAATTCCTGCTAACACAAGAATAGATTTTAGTGGAATGAGTGAAGCCTGGGTTAATCCTGCCTGCACCGACATGTTAGAATATGCATTAAACAAAGGACATAATGTAGCTATCTATACAACTTTATATAACTGGGATATAGAAACAGCTCATCGAGTAGAAAAATTGCTGTATAGATATCGATCACAAATTGAAGTTGTAAGTATTCATTTTCCAGATGAATATGGAAACATGAAAGGTTGGAAATACAGCGACGAATGGGTAGCAGTGTTTCATACCATTACTGCTGCTGTGCAAGATGCAGGTATCAAACTAGAAGCAATGACCATGAGTGATCATGGAAAGATACACAAAGACTTACAATTTTTAGGTGTACAATTATATAATTGGTTTGGACATGATCGAGCAGGAAGTTTGAATAAAGAACAGGTCAAAGAACAACCAATCAATTTTGTTGAACGACACGAAAAACCAGTTCGTTGTAGTAAAACCATAAACTACGACCAGCATGTTTTATTACCAAATGGCGACATAGTATTATGTTGTATGGATTATGATACGAAACATATTTTGGGTAATCTTGTTACTGATTCTTATCAAGATCTTTTTACTGGACCTGGGATGATGTCTTTGTTAAAAGAAAACATTAAACCATGTTTTAGCTCAAAAAGCTTATGTAAGAGTTGCACAGACGCCGAATATTATGTATAATACATAATATAACTTTTATTAATTTACAAGGTATATTTTGGCAATAGAAAATTGGTTTTCCGTTCCTGTACTATATTATGATCTAAATCAAAAAGACTTGGATCTAGTTCAGGATGAAATCGGCAAGGCTATGCCAGATATTCTAAAACAAGATCTTTCTAATCCCTGGGAAGATACAGTTCAAACAACATTTAAATATACTGTTAATCATCCAGATGTCATCAACGAAAGAAATTTTGTTCATTTAAAGAGCATTATTTTAGATCAAGCAACAGTGTTTTGTTCAGCTTATAAGTTAAGTTACAATTTCATAATAAAAGAATCATGGATCAACATTTGTGATAAGGGTGGATTCCAATTTGAACATCAACATTTGCCATTTCTTTTATCTGGGGTATATTATTACAGTGCAACAGGCAACGAAGGAGATATACAGTTTTCAAGTCCGAATCCCTGGTTAGATAGAAATACCTATCCTTTTGGACACGATAAAGTTTTTTATAAACCTGTAACCGGAAGACTAATTCTCTTTCCTTCATATCTTAAACACCTGGTTAAAATAAACAATACAGATTCACAAAGAATTTCTTTATCATTTAATATAGAGGTAAAAAATTAATCATGCTAAAAATTTATATTGCAATGGCCGAATTCGAAGACGGTAACAGAATATTTGAACGTGCTTATCATAGCTATGAAAGAGCAGAAAAAGCTGCTAAAGAAATGGTAGATGATATTTCTTCAAACACAGAGTGGAAAGTTTTGCCAATAGTAGAAGATATTGAGTTAGTTGATGAATGATAAAGAAAGAGAAATTCTTGTTATTACACAAGAAGAGTGTGCAGAAGTAATTCAAGAAATTTCTAAAATTTTTAGATTTGGCATCGATGAACAGCACAAAGAAGGAATGCCCCATCGAGAAAAACTAGAAACCGAAGTTGGTGATTTATTAGCAATGATTGATCTAATGTTTGAGCACAAAATGATAGATGTAGAAAAAATTCAAGACGCTATTCAACGTAAAAAAGACAAACTAAAAATTTGGAGTAGTATCTATACTAACTAAATTTTTTTAATGCTTCAGATATAATCATTTCTCCATATTCAAAAACCCAATGACTAGAATTAATTATTAAAGGCTCGTGCGAGCCTTTAATTATATTATGCAAGTCTATAGTACTATTATAAAAAAGTTTATCTCTTGTTCCTGCCGCGATTAAACATTGCCCATCCCAGTTTGTTTTGAGAAACGACAATGACTTTTCCCCTTGCTGAACAATAAACGAATCTGTATCTTTAGCAAGCAAAGAAGGAAATATTCTAAAAGCAGATTTATATTCAGGACCAGGATAAGGTGCCATGAATCCATGCAATTCTTCTCTAAGAAGTAATTCTTGCATAGAATTGATGGGACCAATATATTTAGACGGTAAAAGATTTAAAGCCAAATTGAAATCATAAATTTGGTTATTGGTAGATACCCATTTATTCCAAAGTTTAAACCATTTTTTATCTAATCGATGACTAGGCAATGCAGTGTTGCCAATTACCAATCTATTGAATGTACGAGGTAAATCTGGGAGTAAATTTAATCCTAATATACCTCCCCAGTCATGGCAAATAAGCATAGCATTGTTTATAGCTAAATATTCAACGAATGATTTTAATATGTTGTGATGTCGCTCAATGGTGTGCCAGGATTCATCAATTGGCTTATCAGATCTTCCAAATCCTATTAAGTCTGGCACGATAACTCTAAATCCTGATTTAACTAATATTGGAACAATATGACGATACATGTAACCCCAAGTTGGATTACCGTGCAAACATAAAGCGGTACCATTTATATCGTTGCCCACATCAATATATGCCATACGCATATTATCAAGCTCCGATAAATGATTTACGTATAATGGGTTATAGTTATAGTTGTATAAATTTTGAAATCTAGATTCAGGTGTTCGAATAAACATTTAAAAATATTTATTGACCATTGAGTTAAATCATAATATAATATTGGAAAGCATTTAATGGAGAAACAATGACTGAGCTTTATCGTGGTTTGCTGCTAGTACTAACAAATAAATTCAATGAATTGATTGTATCTTTTAGAACACATATTCAATCTTTTAGAAATGAAACTACTGATCCTACTAACTATTTTGATGTTGGAGTTATAGGATTTTGGAATTTAATGTTAGAAATTGTACTAACTTTGTTTGCATTAGGCTGTTTAGTTACTGGTGTAAGTCTTGTAGCCGGTTTAGCAATTGTATTCTATCCATGTCATGGATTTGTTAAATACAGTTCATTGGTGCTTAGAAATATTAGGACTCCTGAACCCACTATCAAAGAAAAGACACCAGAGGAATCACCTATTATTATTAAAAAAGATGTCAAAGAAAAAGAGTAATATAGCTAAAGGTAAAGACAGCTACGATGCAGAAATAGGCGGCGAGTTAGTCGCCTTTTTTAATAAAAATATTACTCCATACGCCACTGAAGTTGGTGGTCCTGCCTTTGACCTAATTCCCATAGAAAAACAAAAAGACATTATGGTCAATGTTGCTCGCATGCATGCCGAGCAAGAGTATAATCGTATAATGGATTTGGTTCGAGTATTACAGAAACAAGCAGACGATATAAAACGTAGATTATATATTACCGATGCTGTACATGCCGCTAAGTACGATTTTCAAATATACCACGGACAATGTTACTGGCTTTGTTTTGATAGTAAGATTAACGGAACAAGATTAACACCAACAGGGCCTAATGATTGGAGTGTAGGAGCACCAGATCATTACACTTATATTGCCAAAGTAAAATGGTTAGGTGACTATACGTGGCAAGAAGTTACCACACAAACGTCTGAGAATAGTACTGAACAATCTTGATTAGTTCTACTTCGAACACAGCTTGGGGCTTCCAACCAAGAGCTTTCAACTTACTATCATCGATACTGTAACGAACATCTTGTCCGGGTCTTGTAATACTTAAATCTAGATGTCTATCGTGTTCGACACTGCCGGGTATAAAAGCGTCAATAATCTGCATTGCAATTATAATATTTTGCTCTTCATAGTTACCTGAAATATTATAAATTTCGTTTTGTACACCAGATTCAATAATCTTAATAATAGCTGATGCAGTATCACTTACATGTAGCCAGGTGCGACGAGGCAAGCCAGCATCATGTAGCGGAATAGGTCTACCTAGTTGCAAGCTTTTAATACTTTTAGGAATAAATTTTTCTGTGTATTGACCAATACCGTAGTTATTGGTTGGTCTAACAATCACATAAGGTACCCGGAAAGTACGTGCCCAGGCCAGTATCAATTGATCTGCGGCTGCTTTTGTTGCTGAATAAGGATTGCTTGGTTTTAATAAATCTGTTTCTACATGCGATCCTTCTTCAATGTCACCATATACTTCATCTGTGCTGAAATGCAAAAGAGTAGGCATCTTAAAACGATGCCGTTCTTTGATTAAATTCAATAAATGATGCACACCATTTACATTGCTGCGTAAAAATACGTCACTGCTCACAATACTGTTATCAACATGCGTTTCCGCTGCTGTGTTAATAATATAGTCGCAGTCATAAAGCATATCAAGATCGTTTATATCAGATTCAATAAACTTAAACCGCGAATGTTGGATTAAGTCAGGTAAAAATTGTGTATTAGCTGCATAGGTTTTCTTGTCCACGCCAATTACATAGTATCCTTGATCTAAACAGGCTTGTGTGACATGGTATCCAATAAATCCCAGGCAACCTGTTACATAAACTACTTTTGTCGTCATATTTTTCTTGTTAAGTTAAGATATTCTGGTTTACTGCTATTAATAAATCTATCCCATATATTTTCTAAATCAGCAATACTACCTGGCTTATAGATACCAATATTTGGTAATGATTGTAACACCGCTTCATCGTCGTGTGCCCAATGGCTAACACCATCGTGACTGTAATCGTAATCTCTGCCTGAACCAATTAGTTTTACTGGTATCTGTTCATGATTTACATAATTGCGAAGAAATTCAAAAGGGCGATATAAGATAAAACTACTCATTGAGTAACAGACTGGTTTCAGTCCTTCGTTGGCCATACCAATAGCCACTCCAATCATTAATTGTTCTGCAGCACCCACATTATAAAAACGATCTGGAAATGCATTACGAATTTGATCCAGTATTCCAAATCCAAGATCTGCAGTTATAACACGGATGCTTGAATCTTCAACCATACTGTTTAGTAACAGCATTGCACATTCTTTTCTCATTGTGTTATCTCCGCATAGTCCTCTGGTTTTAAAACATAATAGTGTGTAAGCAATTCTTTAGCGAACGACCATTGAGGTGGATCACTAAAGCGTAAGTTAATTCTTGGTAAAAATGCTTGTAATCTGTGCGACAGTTGATGAGTGTCAATCATGTCGTACGCACCCATACCGTTTATGTTAGCATATACATGCAAGTTGCTTACATTATTATCTTGAATAAAACGTAGTGCTTCCCATATACTTCCTTCTGCACATTCGCCATCGCTAATCATACACCATACATTTTTATCAGGTCGAGCAAGAGCGTGCCCAACTGCTATTGGCAATCCTGATCCCAAACTTCCAGTAGAACAATACAAATAATTTTCTAAATCTCTATTAGGATGTATACCATGTTTATGGATCATTTCAACAGGATCTACATTGTAGTATTTTTCTAAAACTACATATAGTGCAAGGCCTGCATGTCCATTACTGAGAATAAAAACTTCGTCATCCTTACGTTTGCTATAGATTTCTTCGATAATAGGCAAAGCACTTAGGGTTGAACTAAGATGACTTAGTCGTTCTTGATATGTGATATCAATTAATCTTTTAGTTAGATCACTCATTTATTGCCTTTATCATTATGGCTTTCGTTGAACCACCAACAGTTTCTTCTTTTATAATTCTATCTTGAAATTTTACAATAAATTCTTCATATGCCTGTCGAACTCCTGCAACATCTGTATCGTCGACTATAATGTGACCACTGCGATCGCCAAGTAAACGTGCAGCTATTCCAAAATCAATTAATACATTAGGGTAATGATGATCGCCATCAATCACTACCATGGAAATGTCCATTTTGGTGACTAATTTATCAGTTAGTTCTTGTGCAAATTGATCACTGGTCATTTCAAATAAAGTGACATTAGTTAAATCTTGTGTATTACCTAGAAAATTCTTTTTTTGTTCGGACATATGATTACCAACAGCCGTTCCTGAATGAGCCTGAGTGTGTCCATCTTCAATAAACGGATCAACAGCATAGCATTATTTTTCCTGTGATTGCTTGGCTACTTGAGAAAAGCCAGAACCATTAAACACACCAATTTCGAGATAATTTCCAGATAGAGTTGGTAAAACCTGTAAAGCACGTTGGTACACGGTACCGCTTAACACTGTCATTGTTATCTCCAGGCAAATAGTTGATCGTTAATTACTTGCTCGGTCGAATATCCCATGTTACGCATTATACTTTCAATACGATCACGGTTGGCACCTAAATTACCAGGCCACCCTTGTTGTTTAACATCAGTTTGGTGTACCTCAATGAACCAAAATTTAACAATATCCTTAACTGGATCAAGCAACGCTTCTGTAAGCACATCAGACTCTGATCCTTCGATATCACACTTAGCAAAGTCTACATTAGTTAGTCCATGTTGCTTAAAGAATGACTCCATGGTAACTCCTTGTACTGTGGTAGGCTGACCATGCCGGTCAAGTAAACTATTCACCGTAGGATTTTCATTCATAAAGAATGTTACAGGATCGTCGCTATAACTAATTGCTGCTTCTGTACGTTTGATATTTGAAATGTCTTTGGTTAATTTGGTTAACATATTGAATGTTCGTGGAGCAGGTTCTATAGCATACAATTGTTCTGCCGAATCTGCTGCGTACAAACTAAACAATCCAATATTCGCACCAAAGTCCACTATGGTCATTCCTGTACGCCCACTAAAAATTGGAGCATACATTTGATCGTCGTTAATTTGTCTAAGAATAATGTCGCAACAGTTTTCGCTGTAATTGAACCATTCTACTATTTCTGGATCGTCACTGCGAATCCAATGTTCGTTGCCTTGACTAGTCTTAATTAGTCGTTCTATCATATTTTGCCTTTATTAAAAAATCTCTAATGCCTGTTTCTAATTGATATTCGCAGTCAAATCCTAACTTGAAAGATTTAGCTACGTCACAAACCCATACAGTATTTTCAAATGCCTTTTTCATTTCTGCTACTTTTGCAACTGGAGCATCTGTTATTCCTGTTACACGAACCCACAATTCGTATAAATCAAAATTACTTACTTGGAACCCGCTACCGAAGTTAACAATTTCTCCGGGGGCTAAGTCCCAATGCTGAAGTACTAGATCTATGCCACGCACAAAATCATTTATATAAATGAAATCATGGTAACCTTGATACAGTGTCATTGGTTCATTGTACTTAAATGCACGATACAATCTTGGAAATAATCGATGTGGCCGTTCACCTGGACCATATACGCTGTAAGGTCTAACTATCCAAACGGGTAAATTGTGTAACCTAGCCCAACCCTGGCACATCAATGTGGCTGCACCCTTGGTTGCTTGATAATAATCTACTGGCTTTAGTAATTCGTCTTCAGCAGTAGAGTGATCAGTGGGACCATATTCGCTGCTGGAACCAATTTGCACTAACCTACACCATTGCTCACATTCACGAACATATTCTAAAATAGTTTGTACCATTAAAATGTTTGGTTCAAACATATTTTGGTAATCATAAATTTCAGCCGCTGAGTTTATAATTGCATCCGGTTTAAATTTATGTAAACATTCATACAAATGTTCATCTCGTTTAAACGCATATATTTCATGTCCACGTTGAGCGTAATAGTCTACTAGGTTTTGGCCAACAAAACCTGTAGCACCTGTTATGAATATTTTCATCTGATTAAATTCTTTGTGTGGAAAGCTGCACGTTCAAGTCTAGCTGGTTTGTATGTTCCTGGCCAATGCACAATCCAATCTCCTGGTTGCCATTGTCCACTTGTACCTAATATATCTACACGGATATCGCAGTAATCGTAGATATGTTGTTCATAACTATTCATATATCGTTGAGCAACAATCTTTACTACACCGCTATATTCTTCAATGGTATCAATGATTACTTGTTGCTCTGCCCATTCAACATCTCTATATGCTTCTTCTTTATCTAATATCATTTGCAAATAAGCTCGACCTTGTTCACTATTGCGAGCCAAAAAGTTTCCAGAATTAATATTAAGTCTATCAACTGGTACAATGAAATGATAATCATTATCAATACGTTCTTCCATTTTGATACTTAGATTGGTAATCATTGCGTCACATTCACTAAACAACAACCATTCAATTTCGGGATGTTGTTTGAATAAATCTAACGTAAAATGGATTTTATTGAAGCCAGTTATTGTGCTATACTTTAATTCATCCAGCACATAGAATTGATAACCGTGTATTGAACAATATTCTTGTTTTGCGGCGTCGGTTATTGCGGCAAGATCTGCATAGTTTGAGTCGTGTAGACTAGCAACAGCATACATAAAGGTCCTTGAAATTCAATGTAAGGTATTTATTATACTAAGTATTGACATGAAAATCTACGATTGTTTTACATTTTTTAACGAATTTGATTTACTAGAACTTCGTTTACGTGAACTTTATGATCACGTGGATTATTTTGTGGTAGTAGAAGGCAATAGGACTTTCCAAAATCAAGAAAAGCCATTTTATTACGATTCCATGAAGTATCGTTATGCCCAATGGCAAGATAAAATAATAAGAGTTCGGCTTATGGATATGCCCGAGGATACAGATCCATGGGGGAGAGAAAGACATCAGCGTGATGGGATATTACAAGGTCTTTCTGCCGACACAGAAGACAACGATATTATTATGATCAGCGATGTTGATGAAATTCCTAGAGTAGAAACTATTCAAAAATTACGATCCAGCATCCAATCTATTTGGGGATTTAGAATGCCTCTATTCAATTTCAAATTCAATTACATGATGTGTACACAGGATTATTATTAGGTTTTGTCTGGTGCAATACGCCGCAGCTTATTAAACAGTCCCGAAGACTTCCGCCGTATGCGTCATGTACTAAATCAATGTCCATACAACTTCGGCGACGACAATGTTCAAATCATTGAACATGCTGGCTGGCATTTTACATATTTAGGTAATGAAGATTTTGCTCGATCTAAAATACAAAGTTTTGCACACGATGAAACTAACCGTCCAGAAATTTTAGATCAATTGAATATTGCGGATAGTATTAGTCGTGGTGTAGGTATTATTCGAACTAACGAAGATTATCGGTTTACTCCTGTAGCACTAGACGATTATTTTCCAAAAACGGTAATAAAAAATATCGAAGAATTTAAAGATAAAATTATTACAGAAGCTACCACAAGTGCTAGACAATACCTTCCTGCCATGTTATAATAGCAATTCACTAGGAGGTATTATGTTTGAATCAATCGAAATTCGCAAAGTTGCAAATGGCTTTGTAGTTACAGTCCATCTTGAAGATGAAACTATGGAATATGTATTTGATACAGCCCGCAAAGCAATGAGTCATATCAAGCAATTTGTCGCTCCAAAAGCCGGCGAATAAATACGCTTATTCAATAATAACTGAGGATTCATGTCGAAAACAGTATTAATCACCGGCGGTGCTGGATTCATCGCACATCATGTCATTGATAAAATTTTACGAGATACAGATTGGAATATTGTTAGTCTAGACAGA